TAAGCTTGCACTAGGTGCTTGATCGCCGCTGTGTTTGCTAGAACACCGTCGAAGCGAACAAAGCCCAGGATGCCATAGTCAGGCGCAAAACGCTCTGACGCGACTGTCAATGAAGGACCGCCAGCTTTGCGGACGTAGAACTTTGACATGTCACCGAACAACATCACCTTTTTGCTTGCCGCTAGGCTGTCCATCGCCTGGTTGACGACGACGTTGTATCCAAGGATCGACTGAGGAACTCCCGCCTGGTAGTTGCCCATCTGCCATAGATAGTTGCCGTTTCCGTCTTTCAGCTTGCGAACCGCTGCCAATGTGCTGTCGTTCATCATGATCGCAGCGCTTGGAGATTGACGATAAGCTGGATCGACAGAATGGATCAGATCGATGATCTCGTCCGCTGTGATAGCTGTCGCGCTCGCCGCTGTTACACCAGCCGCAGAGTTTGTCACGATGCCCTCAACGTCAGAGGATCCTGAACCAGTTGTCAATTTGCTGTTTGCGATACGACCTAGACGTTCGCCTAGTAGGTTGCCCAGCAAGCTCTCCATGTTCAAAATGCTGTCCGCGTTCAATTCCGCTGACCAGCGAACCCACTCAGTGTTGAAGCTGTAAGCCGAGACATTCTTTGTGCCGAATGTTGCGTCCGCACCGCCGTCATCAGTTGGCGCTGAACCCTCTGTGTGAGCGACCGCATCGACAGATGTGTCGTCAACAGTTGGGATGTCGAACTGACGTCCGTCCGCTGTCTGGATCACTGAGAACAAGTTTGATGTGTACATCGGACCTGTTGCCGCCATCGCTTGCTCAATGAATGTCGCCATTTCAGTCGGAACTGTGTAGCCACCCGCTGAGTTTGTTCCCACTGTTTGTGCGCGATATTCACGCAATACGTTGCGAACCTCTGCGTCGACATGAGCGTCGCCACCGGCTGAAATGTATTCAGCGAATGCGTGACGATAATCCATGACCTGAGCGTCGTCGATCGCTTTAGTTGAACGACCTTCAACCGCTGGGATCTTGCTTGTGTCTGGTTGCTCCAGTTTCGCGATCATAGAAGCTGCGCGCTCCTCACGATCAATGCGAGCCTGTAGTTTGTCAGCGTCAGCCATAGCCGCATCAAATTCACGCTCGATCTCTGCCGCGCGCTCCTCTGGTGTCTCGTCTGTAACCTCATCTAGTTTTGAACGGGCCTCAGTCGCAATGCGCGCCATTTGCTCCCGCAATGTTTTAATATCTGCCATGATATTTTCCTTTGTTGGTGCGCTTGCCCAGGGCGCGGAAAGGGCGAAGAATAGGGAGCCCCATTCTTATGACGAAAGCCGAGCTTTCATGCGAAGCCGCCGAGCTGCTTGGCTCCGCTTTTGCTCCTTACGATGCCGCTCCAAACTACGGAGACCAATGTCGGTTCCCTCGTAGGCTGGGGTCGTCACGATGCTGACATCGTAAAGCGCCGCCTCTTGGATAGTCCGGCGAGGCATTTCGTCCTCGTCGTCCCACTTTTGGCGGGTCGGCATAAAAGCAAAACTCATTTTATCCAGGTCGCCGCGCTTCATTTTTGGCACGATCGCCCGGACATCAGGATCCGACATGTCTAGGTTTGCTCGGATCTTTAAACCGTGATCATCCTCAGACAGCTCGAGCGTCCCGGAGCGTGTACGCGCCAGAGGCAAGCCGTCGTGGTTAATTAGGAAAACAACATCGTCTCGACCGATTGCGTCGGTGAAAGCGCCGGGCGCAATGCGCTCGGTCCACTTGCCGCCGATGTTTGTGTCCTGGTTGAAAACCGCCGCATATCCCTCGACGGAAACATTCTGACCGTCATCCTCTGCGCGAACCTCGAACGAGCTCGCGATCCGATTTTCGCGTTCTGACATTTTAGAATTTTCCTCTTGTTCTAGTATTCGATTTGCCCAGGACCGTCCTGGATCTCCGCCCCAAAGCGCCCAGGCAATTCTGCCAGCGCTGGGAAAGCCGTCCTCGCCAGGGCTCCAGCCCTGACCTTGCTTGTCGACCTCATGACGCGCGAAATATGATTTCATTCGCTTGACTGTATCGATCGAGAGGTTCCGTCCGTTGACGATGTCCCGAGCTCTTGAAACACCGACCTCGGTTCCGCCGCGTCCGTATTCTTCACGCCAGGCAAGCCCTCGAGCTGCCTCGTCTTTCATCCGTTCATTCGGTCGCGGCATCGTCTGCGCCTTGCATCGTGATCGGAACTGTCGCGCCCTGGATCATTAAGTCATCGCCACCAGGTAAAGGCTCGAGACCCTCATGATCCCGGATCTCATTCGGCGTCTTGATGCCGTTCTGGATCGCAGTCGCGTGAGCTTCCATCCGCGTCTTGAGATCGCCTCTGAGCAAGCTGTCGACGTTGAAACGGATCGACATGTCACTGACACGACCAAACAATTTCAAATTCATTTCTTGCTCTGTTTGCTCAATCCACCGGCGAAGCGTGTGTTTGACAAAATGGAGATCCTGTTGCTCGACGTTGCTGTAAGTCCCTTTTGAGAGATCTTGCAGAAACACCGGAGGCAAAGAATAAATCCGGGCAATTTGCTCGATGCAGAATTGCTGCAAATTCAAAAGCTGCATTTGCTCCGGAGAAAAGCCGATTGATTTCAGCTCATGACCGAGAGGCAATGCCATCACCGGGCGACCCTCGCGAGCAAGCTTAGCTGTCGCCGCTGCGACGTCCTCTGATGCTCGAGCCGCTGACGCGCCGGAATTAAATGGACCCTGAAGAACCGCCGGGGGGATCCCGCCAGACTGGAACGCCTTTGAGCCATACCGAGCCGACGCGATCGCCAGACCGATGACATCCTTGTTCGCCATGATCGGACCGCGAAAATCGATCTGATTGTTCTTGACCATGAATGTCAGGTCGATGATTTCCTCGGCTTGATAGATCGCCGTTTTCGTTCGGTAGACTTTCGTCGGAAAGCCCAGATCGTTTGTTGCCTCAGTGACGACAAGGTCCGCCGGATCCAGAGGAACCAGATCAGTGATCTCGCCGTTACCGTTCCGAATGATAAGCGTCGCCGAGCGACCGCCGGTCAGCGTTTGCTCGAACGTGTATTTCCGCCAGTTGAATGAGCTGGTCGTCGGATTGACCGCTCGATCAATCCACGCTCCGATGCCAGTCGAGACTTGCTCGTTTCCGCGATAAACCTCGAGAGGTAATCCCGCCAGGGTGCCAGAGATAAAGTTGACCGCTGACCATAGGGCAGGGACGCCGAGAGCTGTCTCGACATTCACTGTCACTCCAGAGGTGCTCGAGTAATTGTCGAACCCCATGAGCTGAAAGAAATTGTCCGCGCTGACAGGCACATTCGGATTTTCTATTGAGCGAGCCTCAGCTCGTTTGAACATATCAAGGACGCCCATGACGTTGATCTCCTACACTGCGAGCTTGTAATCCGGGTCATCCCAGGGAGACGAGCTCGGTGTTGTTTCCTCTGAACTCATGGACCCGAGAGCCATCGCAAGCGCGACCAGGCCGTCGATCTTTGAGTAAGATTTCGATTTGTTTAGTTTGCGGTTTCCCGCCGGATCCGATTGAGTGACAGCTCCCGCCGCGCACATGTTCAAGATCGGCTGACCGCCGTGGCAAAGCTTATGCTCCGCGACGAGTTGCTCGAGCTTGTCGACCGCTGGAGCCATATCCCGGAAACCCTGACCAAAGGGTTGCATCGGAACTTGTGCGCCAATGTTGTCCAGCTCTCGCTTTAGATCGTTGATCCGCCAGCGGTCATAAGCGACGAGCTGGAGGTCATATTGTTCTTGCGTCTCTGCGATCGCCCTGGCGATGATCTCTGGAATGATCACCGGACCTGGGATCGTCTCGAGGTGTCCTTGTTCTGCCCAAAGGTCATAAGGGACTTTCGTCTCGAGCGCTCGATCTCGCAGTCCGTCCTCTGGGAGCCAAAATCGCGGAACGACATGGAACTTGTTGTCCTTTGGAAAGACCAAAACCAAAGCCGTCAAATCTCGGCTCGCCGAAAGATCGAGCCCGGCAAAGCATACGTCACCGGGCTCGATCTCCGGAGACGCATTGTTTGCCTCCCATTCAGCTCGGGATAAGAACGGAGACTGCGCCTCTATCCGCTGGTTCAGGTAGAGCCAACGAAATGAGTTTGCCTTTGCCGGTAGGCGTTCAGCTTGTTTCGCAAAATCCTCGAGATCCGTCGTCGATCTGAATTTGCCCATCGCCGGGTTTGCCGCGCGCCAGGCTGTTTTATCCATTATGTCGCACCCTTTGGGCGCTGCGTATAAGTGCGAGACAATCCTGGGATCGTCAGCGAACTCAGCGTCATCGAGCCATATCGAGAACAGGTCTCCATCGGTCGACGCCTGGGTCGAGATCGCAATCAGGAGCGGGTTGTCGTGCGCGCCCTGCGCCGTCTCGATCGCCTCAATAAATGGATCGTGTGACCCTCGGACCTGACCCACCTCATCGAGGATCGCCAGGATCGGACTGAGGCCGTGAGCTGTTCCCGCCTCAGCGCTGATCGCTTTATATTCGACATTCATCAAAAGGCCGACCAGCATCTTTTGCGATGGTACGATCCGGACGACCTTGTTTAACCTGGGCGAAAGCCGGACCATTTTTTCCGCGAGCTTAAAAACGAGAGCCGCTTGCTCCCGGGATCGAGCGCCCGAAATGATCTGACTGTTTTGCTTTGCCTCTGGTCCGACCAGGTGCGCAAGAACGATTGCCGCAATCAATGCTGACTTACCGTTCTTGCGACCGACCGAGAGGTAAGCGCGTGACGTTCCGTTCGGATTGTCAAAAACGTCAATGATAAATTTGCGTTGAAAGGGCATCAGCTTCATCGGCTCTCCGACGAGCTTGCCCTCTGGGATCACACAAAATTTTTCAATAAAGTCACAGATCTTGTCGCCGCGTGACGCCTTGCTCAATTTGGCCTCGCCAGTAAGTCATCATCGAGGACGTTGTCCGCCTCATATCCTTTGAGGATCTTGGTGTTTCGTTGCGCCTCTCGAGGCTCTGCTTTCGCGCGCGCATGGACGCCCAATGAGCGACGGAGCGACAGGAGATCACCGGTCAACGATTTGACCACTCTCGCTCGCGGGTTCTCGACCGTCGTTCCGTTGCTAGGTCGGGTCGTGATGTAGCCCTCGGCTCTCAGCTCTCGCTGATTTTCCTCGAGGTCTTTCATCGTTCGAGCCATCATTGCCGCGATCTCGAGCTGGTGGTCACTCCACTCGCTTTTCGCGTATTCTCTTATCACCGCGTCGAAGAACGGTAAGTCATCATCGCCGAGAGGAACTGTCATCGGTGGAACGATGTTCCCGAGCGACTTGCGAGCCGCCTCGATCTGTGCCTCTTTCGATGTCACCTTAGTTTTGCGAGACATGTTGCTTTTCCCTTGTGTGTGTCTGATAGGTCACGTTTTTCAGACGAAAACTTGTATTTGCGCAAAAAGAAAAC